AAATACTTTCCTGTTGGCAAGGATGAGCAGCCTCCGGGCTATGTTACCTGGGACGGGCAACTTGAGGCGGCGTTCCGGCAGATTGATCTCCTCATGGAGCAGCTATATATTATTTCCGAAACCTCAGCAGCAGCCTTTGGGCAGCTCAAGGCGGGACTGGCCGAATCAGGCACAGCGCTAAGGCGTTTGATGATGGCGCCGTTGGCGAAAGTAAACCGGATTAGAATGAGGTTTGACCCTGCGCTGAAAGAAGTCCTTTGGCTTGCGTCGGCACTGGAAAAGGCACAGGGCATGGCAGGCGCAATAGTGCTTGAGAATATTCATATTGACTGGAAAGATGGCTTGCCGGATGATGAGCAGGAACTTACACAGAACGAGGTCCAGAGGTATACTGCCGGTTTGACAAGTCTTGAAAGCTCACTCAGGCGGCTGTATGGCTTGGAGGGTGAAGCCCTGCAGGAAGAAATAGACCGCATTAGAGGCGAGCAAGCAGGGCAGGGAGGCACCGAACTGCCGCCTATCACTCTGCCGCCGGTGGAGGGTGAGGAAGAAGGCGAAGGTGAAGAATAATGGCAGATGTAAGGAGGTTCAGCGACGCCGAAATTAACCGATTGGTCAAGTTTTATGAACAGGCAGAACGTGAAATCCTGGACCGCATCAACCGGGCGCTACTCAGGGGCAATCAAACAGAATACCTAGCCGCAATGAAAAAGAATGTAGAGGCCATCCTGCAACAGTTAAGAGAAGGAAATAGAACTTGGTGCACAGAAGCTATTCCACAGGTCTATACCGAAGGCCTGAAGAATGCAGATGCGATGTTAAATGATGCAGGTGTTACCTTGAAGGCCGGTTTCGGGGCTATTCATCAGCAGGCAGCTCAGGTTTTAGCCGAAAATGCTTATCAGAGATTTGAGGACGTTGTGCAGGTGATAGGTAGGCAGGTGAACGATATATACCGGGAGCTGGCGCTTGAGAACGTCCGGGGCACAGTAGTAGGATATGACACATGGAAGCAGACGGCCAGAAGATTCAGGGAGCAGCTTGCAGAGCGGGGCGTGACCGGATTCAAAGACCGTGCTGGCAAGATGTGGAATATGCGGACTTATACGGAGATGGTAGCTAGGACCACTACAATGGAAGCACACCTGCAAGGCACAGTAAACCGACTTGTGGAGCAGGGCCATGACCTTGTGAAAGTCAGCACACACCGTGGAGCGTGTGAGATGTGTCAGCCGTGGCAAGAAAAGATACTGAGCATCACTGGGAAAACGGAAGGCTACCCGACACTGGAAGAGGCTAAGGCAGCCGGGCTTTTCCATCCTCGGTGCCGACATGCTTACGGCTTGTATATTGATCTGGATAAGGAGATTGGAGAGCTTGAAGGAAAAGAAGCAACAGAGAGAAAAGACAAAGGGCTATTCCCTGATGAAATAGCAGGGGTGAAGCGAGGCAACGAAATGACGAGAGAAGAGGCAAATGGCGAGAAACCGAATCCGAATTTCAAACAAGGTCATGGGTATCAGACAAATTGTCAAAGTTGTGTAGTGGCTTATGAAGCAAGGCTAAGGGGTTACAATGCTCAAGCTTTGCCAAATGTGAAAGGCTCAGCAGCGGAGAAACTTTTAAGACAGACAAACCGGGCTTGGATTGACCCCGCAACAGGTAAGCACCCCGAATATATGTATGACGATACTGCAACAACTGCTAAAAAGTTTTTAAGCTTTCTTGAGAATAACATAAAAAGCAAACAGCGGTATACTCTTGAATTTACATGGCAGGGGAGGAACAGTGCTGGACATATTGTAAGTCTAGACAGGGATACAAGCGATAAGCTGCGAATATATGACCCACAGAATGGTAGCACGTACACAGGCAGCAGCGTAGCTAAATATTTAGAACAAATAAAATACACCATGACTGTGCATGGACATAAAATGCCTGCAAGACCTAAAGTGTTAAGAGTAGATGATAAGCTGTTTAATATGGAAATTGTAAATGAAATATTGGAAGGAGCTCAACAATGAAAAAGGAGGACATAACACAATTCGCCAAAAAGCAAGGGTATGACAATGTCTTGTATATTGGTAAGTGGAGAGGTTATGATGTTTACGAGCCAACATTTGAAGGAACAGGCCCTTATTTTGTGGGTCCTCCGCTTGTAATCCTAGTAAGTGGTCAAAGTATCAGAATGTCAACGGTTGAAGAATCATACGAACAGATTAACAGTTAGATGCACCTTTTTGGAACCAGGAACCAGACAAAGACTTGAAAAAACCCGTAAAAAGCGATATAATACAGGTGGCGAGGCTCTCCTCGACCGCAATACCGATGGGAGGTGTAAAATGTTCTCTCTGAGAAACATAGAAATCCCTGGACAAGTAACATATTCTTCTGAAATATATACTTTTCTCTTTTGGGAGATAGAAAGGCAAACGTATCCGAGACGCAAAATTACAATCAGACGAAGAACAGCTTAGAAAGCATCTGAAAAATCAGGTGCTTTTCTTTTAGGCACACCTTCCACAGCGATGCCATAAGTGGTACAAAGGCAATAAAGCTAAACGATGTTAATAAGCGCCTTCGGGCGTTTTATTTTGCTCTGGGTTAGTATTTGCGGAGCATAAATGCAAAGACCTGAGAACTGGGACTGACCAGTATAAAAAGTAACAGGAAAGGAGTTTTATTAATGGATTGGTTGAAAGAACTCTTGAAGAAAGCCGGTATCGAAGAGGAAAAGGTTGACGGCGTTATTGCCGACATCAACAAGGAGCTGCCGAAGCACTTCATCCCGAAGGACAAATACAATGAGGCGGCAGAGGCAAAGAAAAAGCTGGAGGCAGACCTTGCGGCTCGCGATCAGCAGCTTGAGCAGCTGAAGCAGGCGGCCGGCAACAGCGAGGAGTTGAAACAGCAGATTGAGACCTTGCAGGAAGCTAACAAGAAGGCCGCCGAAGAATGGCAGGCCAAGCTCTCGAAGATGCAGCTTGACTTCGCGCTGGAGCGGGCACTGACTACAGCCAAGGCCAAAAACCCCAAGGCCGTCAAGGCTCTGCTTGACATGGAAAAGGTGAAGCTTGACGGCGAGCAGTTGCTGGGTCTGGATGACCAGTTAAAGACGCTGAAAGAAACCGACCCATACCTTTTCGGCGAACCCGGCAAAGTGGGAAGCGGCACAAACCCGCCAGGTGCTGGCAACCCTGAAGTTAACCCGTGGAAGCCGGAGACGTTTAACCTTACATTGCAGGGGCAAATCCTGCGGGAGGACCCGGCGAAGGCAACACGGATGAAAGCAGAGGCGGGAGTCAAGTAAAAAATCATGAGGTGATGAAAGGTGTCTGTAACCAAGACTATAATCAGTGACGTAATCGTCCCTGAGGTATTTAATCCGTATGTTATTCAGCGTACTGCTGAACTATCCGCTTTTTACCAGAGCGGAATTATAGCCAGAACTCCGGCGCTGGATGCGTTGGCAAGCTCCGGCGGCAAACTCGTGAACATGCCGTTCTGGGAAGACTTGAGCGGCGTTGATGAAGTGCTAAGTGACCGGACAGCACTGACCGTCGGCAAGATCACAGCAGCTCAGGACGTGGCGGCCCTCTTGGCTCGAGGCCGTGCATGGAGTGTCAATGACCTTGCGAAAGCTTTGTCCGGTGATGACCCCATGGCCGCAATAGGTGATTTGGTAGCTGCATACTGGGCAAGGCGATTCCAGGCCATCTTGATTAAGACTCTTGACGGTATATTCGGCAACAATGCAACCCTGATGAACACAAACCAGCATGACATAAGCGGTGTACCGGCAGCAAAAGACAATGACGTTATATCCGCAAAGACCGCTGTCGATGCAATTTACAAACTGGGCGATAATGCCGATAAACTGACCGGATTTGCAATGCACTCCGCAACAGTGGCCAAACTTGCAAAGGATGACTTAATAGAGTACATTAAGCCCTCTGAGGGAGCGGCAGAAGTGCCCTATTTCCTCGGCAAGCGTGTTGTGGTGGATGACAGCCTGCCTGTTAATACTAGCACTGGCGTTTATACAACCTACATCTTTGGTGCTGGTGCCTTTGGATGGGGCGAAGGTGGAGCTCCAGTGCCGACTGAAACAGCAAGGGACGCTCTTGCTGGAGATGACATTCTCGTTCACAGGAGGCATTTCATTCTCCATCCGAGGGGAGTTGCCTTCCAGAACGTAACAGTAACAGGCGCAACCCCGAGCAACACAGAGTTGGCAACTTACCAGAACTGGAGGCGTGTTTACGAGAGTAAGAATGTTCGTATCGTCCAGTTTAAGCACAAACTCGTAACTGCTTATTCTGGGACTTAAGGGGTGATGAGATGAGATACCTTGATTATTTAAAGCGTTTCACCTACACCCCTAACGAGTTTTACGATCACTTGAAGGGGTTAGAGGACGCGGCCGGGGGTGACGTTGACCTCGTCATCCTCCCGGCTATGACCGGGGATAATGGAGATGGACCCGCATTTGAGCCGACTGTTACTGAGAGTGATGGTTATGCCTTTGATGTTACCTTACAGATAATGAACAAGGCCAAAACAAAGGTGCTGGGATGGTATAACGGGACATTGGAAGCGAAGGTTGATATCACTACCTCTGCCGGGACCATTGCCATTGATAATGGAGAACAAGGGGCTGCCGGGGCTGACGTGACAAAAAACATGGCCTTTGAAAATGGTGTCTGTAAGTTCACCGTAACAATGGACGGTACCTGGGCAGAGAACGATACTATCAAGGTAACGGTTGACGACAGCAACGTCGGAATAATGGGTTACACGGTAGAGAAAAACGCTCATTACCTGGTCAAGGTGAAAGCCAACCCTGCAGGATAAAGCCGGTAAGATAAAGAGAGAGGGCTTCGGCCCTTTTTTGTACTTTGAGGTGATTTTATGGCAGTTGATATTACCGGCTTCCAGCGCATGCGCAGGCAGCAGGCAGAAAAAGCCAAGAAGGAGGCGGAGGAAAAATGTCAGGAAGCTACTGCACAATCGAATACGCAGACGAATACTTCAAAAACCGCCTCCATGCCGAAAGCTGGAGCGGTGCAGACAGCGAAACAAAAGAAAAAGCCCTCAAGCAAGCAACAAAAACAATAGACCGGCAACCGTTAAGAGGGAGAAAGACGAATCCGGAGCAGGAGCTGGCCTTCCCCAGGCACCCGGATACCGAAATACCGGCAGCAGTAAAGGAAGCCTGTTGCGAGGAAGCACTTGCTCTCCTTGAACGTGGAAACAGCCAGCGGCGCAAACTGCAGCAGGAGGGCGTTCAGTCGTTCACACTGGGCAACATGAGCGAAAGCTATGCTGCAGGTGCAGGCAAGGGACTACTCAGCCAGGAGGCAAAGGAACTTCTCCGGCCGTGGCTGCTTGG